CAGCCGCATAAAGCTTGATCGCCGTCGCCCCGCCGCTGCCACCGCCGCTGCATGACGCCTGACCCGCCCCTGTTACGGGTGCCGTGCCAGATCCGCCGCCGGCGCCAACCAGCGTTACCTCAAGGAATTTCAGGCCGGCAGGCTTGGTGTAGGTGCCGGATGTCGTGATGACCGTTACCACCATCGAACTGATCGCATCGGCCGGCAGGCCGGACTGCAATGCGATCCAAGCGGTATTGGCCTGGTTGCGCTGCCGCATCAGGCCATCCGGCGCCACCGTCGTGTCGAGCCAGATCTGGCCGGCATATTTCACCACCGGCTCGATCGGACCGGCGTTCATCGACGCCAGCGCCTGGAACGCTGCGTTCATGTCTGTACGGACTGCCAGTCCCGGTCCGTTGTCGATGGCCATGTCGTGCTGTGACATTTTCTATTCCTCCTAAAAACCGCGCGCCTGCCAGTCGAACGTCCGCGTCTGGTGCGTCGCGCCCTGCTTGATGGTGACATCGAAGCCCTGGCGGGTCTTGTTGATCACCTGGATGTCGTCGGTCGCCATCGCGTTCTGCACGGTAACGACGACCGATGGCACCAGGTAGAATTTCACCGTGAATGTCACATGCGTCTGCGCCGCCGGATAAGGCACATCCTCGTTGCTATCCATCTTCATTCTGAGATCTGCGGTGATGCACAATTTCTCGATGCCGATGTTCTGGCCGGCTGGCGCAAAGAGGTCGGCGCGGAACTCGAAGCCGCGCGCCGTGTAGTCGACCGGCGCATAGGCCTGCCAGTTCGACCAGGTCGCCGTCGGCGAGGCCGGATCGTCGTTGGTCGTGCGGATGTAGAGTTGCACCTGGCCGCCGAGATCTTCGGTGATGTTGTCCCAGTCGGCCCAGTCGTCGCAGTTGTCGAGGCGGGAATCGATGAACTCGTCGGGATCGGCGAACGGGAAGGCCAGGATCTCGGCCGAAAAGCGCACCGTGAAGACGCCGCCAGCGTCGATGCGGTTCTCGAAAACGTACCAGCCATGCCGCGGCGCATGCTCGAGCGATGGCGGCGCACCCTCGACGAGAACGTCGACGTCCGGCCAGTCGTCCATGTCGGTCGTCTGCTCGTCCCACATGCCGCCGGTCTGGCCGAGCACCAGCCAGTCCTGCGGTTCAAGCACCTCGGTGTAGTTGTGCGTGCCAAGCCAGTCCGGATGTTCGCAGACGCGGGCAAACTCGTTGTAGCGGCCGTCCGGCTGCAGTGCGATCACGACTGCCGCATCCGTCGAGGCGATGCCGACGATGTCGAACGTCTTCAGGAACCAGGTGCCTGGACGGTAGACGGCTTCAACCGTGGTTGCCGAGCCTGGTATAGAGGGGATCACCACCTGCGCCGTGTTCCAGGTCGCGCCTGATGTCTGCGAGGCATGGCGCAACTCGAAATGGCCGCCGATGATCACATCGAGTTCGACCGATGGCAGCCATTCGAACAACGCCACGCCGTCCGAGATCTTGATACGCAGCTGCTGCGGCGCAGCCGGTGGTAGGAAACGACCTTGCACCGTGTAATTCAGCGTCGCCATCTTGCCACGGACGCCGAGCGTGGAAATCGGCGTCACCCGGAACTCCCACGCCCCTTCGCTTGACGGCAGGTCGATGGCCTTCTGGTCGGTGCGCGTCAGCGTCCAGTTGCCGTTCTCCTTGCGGTACTCGACCTGGAACTGCGGCGCGTCGGAAATCCATGACAGCACGACCCGCACGCCGACCGAGATCGGCGACAGCTGCACCAGATATTCCTGGACCGCCAGGCCGGTGACCGCCGGCCAGGCGACCACGATGTCGGAAATATCAGGATCCGACAGCGGCACGTTGCGCTCGACATAGGCCCACTTGTCGGGGAAATGGCGCACCGCGTTGATCTCGTAGACATCGGCCTCGACCTGGCGCACCGTGATCACCCGCCACAGCGTCGGCTCCAGGTCGCCCGGCTCGGACAGCACCCAGGAACCGTCGAGGACCACCACGCCACCGAACGGATCGACCAGGTCGGCATAAAGCCGGCCGGCATCGGCGCCAAACGCGGCGACCTGGCGCGTCTGCACGCTGCCCTCGTCGATGATGCAGGACAGGTACACGTCACCGGCGGCGGTGAACTCGCCGACATTGGCATCATCGAAATAGACCCGTTCCGCCGTCGAGCCGGCGCCGACGCGGCCGCCGCGGCGTTTGCCGGCAATGTTGACATCCATCACGCGAATGATCTCGCCCGGCCGCACGAATGCCGATTCCAGGCCGGTCGAGAAGGTCACAGCCTCGCCCTCGTACAGCTCGGTATAGAGCGCCCACTTGCCGGTGCGGATCGCCTGCGCCTCGGACGTGCAGCCGACCGCATCAATCTCGGCCTCCTGGATGCCGTAGCGCGCCATCGCTTCGGGATCCTCGACAACCGCCACGCGCGGCTGGCCGAGCTGGGCCGGATCGTTCCACCTCACCGTCGCCATCGTGTGGCGCGCCCTGAGATCGGAACCGGAATAGGTAAAATTCCCCTCGATCACATTGGCATTGGTGAACTGATGCACAGGGTCGGACGGCTGGTCAGCGACGGCAACCATCTGCGAACCGTTCCAGTAGGTGAATCCGCGAAAGATCGAGGCGATCTGCGCGATCAGGTCGAAGGCTTCCTGGCGATCGGTGATCTGTATGTTGCAGGTGAACCGCCGCTCGTGGCCGCCCCTGCCGTTCGGCACCCGCCCGTCGCACCATTGCGAGACCTGGTAGAGCGACCACTTGTCGACCTGCGCCAGCGTCAGGAACTCGCCGATGCCGTGGCGACGGTGGATCAGCAGATCGAGGAATATCCAGGCCGGGTTGTTGGTCCACGCCAACTTGAAGGTGCCATCCCACACCCCGTCATAAGTTGCGTTCACCGGGTCGTAATTGGTCGGCACCCGGCAGATGATGCCATCGACCAGGAAAGTACGCCGCGGGATGGTCTGGAACTGCTCGGAATCCAGGAACAGGCCGACAGCGGCCGTAGCGTTGTAGTTCACGCGGTCGTCGACGATCTCGGTGTAGGATTCCCAGTACAGGTCATCCTGCACCCTGCTCGATGTACTGTTCTGCGTGACGCGCATGACGCGGATGTTCCACGGCCCAGGCTTCGGCAGCGCCAGAATGTAGGAACGCTGATACTGCGACTGGGTCTTGCCTTCCATCGAGTGCTGGAGCTTGTTCACATAGCCGCCGGTGCCGATCTGCTGGATGTCGAAACCGTAGGAAACCTTGCGGCCGTTCATGTCGCCGTCGTCCTCGACCTCCTGCAGTGACGGCGTCATCAGCGTGATGCGCACGCGGTCGGCCTCCAGGTTGTCGATCGTGCGGACAATGTACTCGGCATATTTCATCTCGACGCCGACCGGTATCTCGGTCTGCTGCGAGGCAAAGCCGGACATGATCGACTGGCTGCGCGTGCCGTTGCGGATCTGCACTTCGGTGTTGTCGAAGTTGGGCAGCGGCACGCCGTCCAGGAAGATGTCGTTGTGGGATCGGATGCCCTGGATCTGGCCATCTGAAATGGCGTCGATGACGCGAGCATACTGGTGCGAGCGCAGTTCGTTGCGGTACTTCTCCGTATGCGCCCAGCTGGCCAGCTGCGCGACCTCCAGGCCGGCCGAGACGACGACCGAGCCGCAATGCACGCGGCCGTAGGCCAGCGGCACTGCCACGCCCTGGCCGGTGACATTTTCCGGCCCGGTGAATGCGAAATTCTCGTTGCGCTCTTCGTCCGGCGCCTCCGGCACTTTCGGCCGGAACAGGAAGGACAGGCCGACCATCACGCCGAGAAACAGCGCGCTGCCGATGAGCGTTGCAGCACTTATGCCGAAGATCGTCGCCGTCGTCAGCGCCGGGAACAGCGCGCCGACCAGCGCCACAGCCAGGAAGGCGCGGCCCTCGATCTGCGGCACCAGGTGCATCTCGCGGCTGAAGGGAAGCACGCCGGCGTCATCGCCGGCTCGGCAGTCGCCATCGGCGATCAGGTAATAGATTTTCGTCGCCGCGAAATCGCGCACGAAACCGGGATAGTTGGCGTCGAGCGCGCGGATTGCCTCCTGCGGCGTCGCGATGTCGAAACGGTGCAGCGCGCCGTACTTGTCGGCCAGCGGGCCGTGCAGGTGCACGTCGACCAGGCGGCGATCCTTCATGCCGCGCCTCGATGGCGAAGGTGCAGCATGGTCAGTCCCTGCCAGCGGCCGTCATAGAGTTCGCGCCTGGATGGGCGGCCGACGAGCTGGTGCAGGATCAGGTCGGGCGCCAGGAACAGCGCCAGGTGGTTGACGACCGGCGACCCCGGCATCTGGATCCCGAACACGTCGCAGTGCTTCGGTGGCGTGCCGGCAGGCAGCGCGCGAAAGCCGGTGCTTTCAAACTGCCTGGCAATCAGATCTTGCCCGTCCTTCCAGAACTCCCAGGCGCGATCGAAGTCGGGAACGACGATGCCGGCATGCTCGCGCAATCCATCCCTGACCACGGCGAGACAATCCTGGCATCCCCACACCCAGGACCGGCCGACCAGTGGCGCGTGCCAGCCGGACGGCTCGACCACGGTCCAGGCGCCTGACGGCACCGAGACGATCAGCCACGGCTTGCCGATCTTCTCGCACATTGCGCGATCGGCATCGGAAGGATGTGGCGTCCAGCCGACATGGCTATGCACGATCGCCTCGACCCGGTGCTCGCGCTCGATCGCGATATAGCCGCGCATGTCCATCACGAAGCTGTCGTGCTCGGTGGCGAGGTTCGCGACCGGGCGAAAGATGCCGCCGGCGATCACCCCGCAGCTTTCGCGCGGATGGCACTGGCCGGCATGCGCGAGCGCATCGGCCACCTGCTGGTCGGTCGGCCGCCACGTCATATCGTCCTCGTCGGCAGCGATGCCGGGAAGGCCGAAGTCGGCAGCACGCCGTTGGCGCCGAAGCGGAGTTTGCAGGACGCCAGCGTCTTGCCGCACAGATCCTGGCCCGGATAGATCGGGTCGTTGCTCACCGCGCCGCCGGCATAGCCGCAGTCAGGCCCGCGATAGACCCACTGGCACGTCGAGGACATCACCTGCCGCCAGGGGATCTTGGCGCCGGCGACGTCGAACGGCACGGCCAGCTCGATCTCCATGAAGATCGGATTCTCGGCCACCTTGCGCGAGATGAAGAACACTTCGTCGGGGAAATAGGTGTTTGGGTCGGCATTGGGGTTGCCGCCCGGAAAGTTCACCGCGTCCAAGTATTTGCCGAGCGTGCGCTTGCGCGTGATCTTGGCGCCCAGCCCGTCATTCATGCTGCGCAGGAACGCGCCGAGCTGGCCGGTGATGTTGGATGCCCGCAAGGTCGGCCGCGGCAGCTGGCCGGCGGCGGTCATCTCGAAGCCGGACGACTCGACCGGGAAAGGGTCATAGACAACGCCCTGCCAGGTGATCGACTGGTCGGCGATCGTTGTGCCTGGATGCCAGCACAGCACTGTCGGCACGCCGATCGGGTTGGCGTCGAAGACGAACATCTCGACGATCTCCATCGGCGCCAACTGGCTGACATCGCTGGCGACGCCCATCACATGGTCACTCCGTTCGCCTTGACGAACTCGGCCGACAGGGTGCCGTACCAGACGCCGCCCGGCCTTCTGAGATCCCAGTCGACCCGCCAGGCGTCGCAGAACACCTTCCAGGTGAGGCCGGTCGGCTGCTCCAGGTAGTCGAAGGCGCTCGCCTTCTCCGCTTCGAGGAACGCCACCATCGCATTGATGTCGGCGGCCGACCGCAGCGACCAGGTCAGCGACCACTTGCGGTCCAGCGCATTGATGCCGTCGAGCGTTTTTTGAACGTATCCATCACCAAATTGCGCTATTCTCAGCCGCCACTCGTCGTCCCTTGAAACGGGGGCGTCGGGCATCCAACAGTTATCAGTTCCATCAAAAGCCATTAGTCGCCCCCATGCCCGCTCATATCGATAAGACCGGTCGTATCGTTGGGCGCCTCACCATCCTGGCAGCAGCAAGCAACCCTGGCCCGAAACTGAGATGGCTGTGCCACTGCACTTGCGGTGCGTTCAAAACCGTTCTGAACAGCGATCTCAATCGCGGGCACACTTTGTCTTGCGGATGCCTGCAGCGTGAAATCCGTCCCACACTGCAGCTCAAGCATGGTCTCTGTCGAAAAGGCGACCGGATGCTCTACGGCGCCCATAGACACATCATTGAGCGCACTACTGATCCAACCGACCCTGGCTTCCATCGATATGGCGGACGAGGCATCCTCCTCCATCCGCCATGGTTCGATGTCGAGATGTTCTGCGCCTATATCGATGCCGAACTCGGCCCTCGGCCCGCCGGTTTCAGCCTCGACAGGATCGACAATGATGGCGGATATGTTCCCTGCAATCTTCGGTGGGCGAGCCGTAAGACACAGATGTTGAATTCGCGCGCAGTCCTGAAAACTAAGCATTAGTGCGGCACTTTCCTCAACAAACCTCCCGGCCTTGATTCCCTCACCAGCTCGGCCTGGATCAGTTTCTGGATGTTTTCGCCGACCTGTTTGGCGTTCTCGGAATTGGCGGCGACATAGCCGCTACCCATCATGTCGATCGAGATCTTGTTCTGCTGGTGAACAGAGTTGTCGACATGGCCGCCAGCGGCGTTGCCGGCCAGGCGGCGAGCGTTCGGCACGATGATCTCGCCGCGGTGCGCAATGATCGGCACCTCACCAGGCCGCAGCCCGACCATGCCGCCGGTCGCATAGCGCGGCGCATTGGCCCACAGCGCTGCCGGCCGCTTGCCTGCCGGATGGCCGCTCAAACCGACCGTGCCGCCGGCCTCGAGGCCGGATATGCCACCGCCGCCGGTAGCGCCGCCGAACAGCGAATTCATCAGCGGCTTGATGATCATCATCTGGATGAACATGTCGATCAGCTGCGAGGTGATCCGCTGCAGCATGTTGGCAAATGCGTCGCCTGCATCCTCGCCGGCGATCAGATCCTGCACGAAAGACGACAGGCCGCCGCCGATGATGACGGCCATCTGCTGGTTGAACTGTTTCGCCTGCTCGGCCGCTTTCTGCTGGCTGTCGATAAACTGTTTCTGGCGTTCCGCCGCTTCCTGGCTCTTCACCGTTGCATAAGCTTGCGCATCGGCCAGCGCCCTGATCTGGCGCTCCATTTCGGCGGTAACGGGAATGCCGTCCTTGCGCAGTTGCGCGAGATGTTCCTCGGCAATGCGCAGGCTTTCGACCTGCGCCGCCCGCTCGGCCTCGGACAGCCACACCTGGGCGTTGATCTCGGCGACCTGCTTGTCGAGCGCGATCTTGCGTTCTGCCTCGACGTTCCACTCGCGGGCACTTTCCAGCGCTTTTGCCGTGGCCTCCTCGTTGTCGAGCATGATGTCGACGCGTTCCTGCTCGACCTTGGCCGCGGTGCCGGCAAGCTGCACATGCACCTTGTCGATCTCGTAGGCGCGGCCCTTCAACTGCTCCAGCTTCTCGGTCTGCGCGACCGCTGCGGCGAGTTGGTCCATGCTGACGCCGGCGCCGATATCGACGGCGCGGCCGAATTCATGGCGGCTTTGGCCGGGCGGCGCGGCGAGGCCACCCTTGCCGGATTTGTAAGCGCGGTAGAGCCGCGCCTGCTCCTCGTAGCTGCGTACGCCCGAGGTGATCTGCGCGGTCGACGGCAGGAGCGAGAACAACTCGACCAGCGCCTCGGCCATATCGTCGTCGAGGCGATCGAGACTGTCGGCAATTGCCTGGCTGGCGGCCTTGGTCTTCAGGAACTCTTTTGCCGCGGACGGCGAGCCGGCGCGCGCCCGGATCAGCGGCCCCATGTCCATCGGACCGCCTGCGCCAGGCAGCGAAATGCCGAGCGCGTTCTGCATCGTCGTGCCGGCCGACTTGGCCGCTCGATCGAGTTCCTTGAAGGACTCGACGAGCTGGTCGCGGATCGCCTGCGCGAGCGTGCGCACATTGCCGACGCTGCTGGCAATGATCTTGTCGAGCGCGGCGACAACGCCTTTGGCTTCAGCGCTGCTGGCCTTGTGCTCGTCGACGTTCGTGCTGAGTGTCCCGAATGCTTCCTGCAGTGCGACAACGTCCTCGGTCGGCTGGCCGAGAAGCTGCAGCATGTTGACGATTTCGTTGAGGTCGCCAGGGATGCCTTCAATGGCCTTCTTGGTTTTCTCGTAGGCGCCGGCGAGCGCGGCCTGCTTGGCTTCCTCCTTTTCGGCGGCATTGGCTTCGTCGCGCCGCAGCTTAGCGATCCGCTCGAGCTCGGGGAACAGCGCGCCATATTCCTTGGCCAGCTTTTCGATCGCAGTGGCCTGCTTGTCGAGCTCTTCGCGCGCCTTCTTGGCGTCGTCCTCGGCGCTGGTGAAATAATGCGCCGCGGCGGTCGCCAGAACGCCGAACGCCACCACCGCCAGGTTGATCGGGTTGACCATGCCGACAAGTGCTGCCCCGAATGTCCGGGCACCCTGCGCCAGGCCACCGCCGGACAGTTGCTGCGCGATCTGGCCGAGCTGCATCTGCACCGAGCGGATGCCCTGGCCGGATGCGATGCCGGAAAAGATGTCGTTCAACTGGAATTGCAGCATGCGGGCGTCGTTGGCGATCTGGCCGGCCGACTTGTTGAAATTGGCGGCGACCATGCTCGATGCCCCGCCGCCCTTGCCGACGTTCGATATCGCTTTTTCGGCCGCGTTGGCGGCGCGCTCGGTGGCGCGCACGGCGCTTTTTAGCGCTGCCTCATAGTCCTTGAGGTTGGCCTGTAGCCTTACGACAACTGCGGCGTCGTCAGCAGCCATCGATTATCCTCCCGCCATGATCGCATCGCGCGCGGCGCGGCGCATGCGCGCGAGAGCGCGGCGGCGGTTGGCGCGATAGGCCGGCAGCAGATAAGGCTGCGCCGGCATCTTCACGGTGCCGAACTCCAAGAGCCGCGCGACCTGCCAGGTCGAGCCGCCGGTCCTCGTCTGCGTCGAGCGGTCGCCGGCGGTGATCGCGATATAGAGGCCGCCGCGCCGGCCTTCCTTGACACCATGATGGCGGATGGAATCGCGCACCTCGCCTTCGTCGACCGGCACGCGCAGCCTGGCGCCGGCAACGATCAGGTCCGCCGATTCGAGCATTGCCCGCTCCATTTCGGCGCGCACCTTTTTCGGCACCTCATCGACCAGGCGTCGCCTTAGCTTGTCCAGTCCCTGCACCATTCGCTTTCTTCCTGGCTTCCTTCAGCGTCAGCGGCCGCCCCTTGGCCTGCACCCACTCCCAGAGCTCATCCTTTTCCTCGGCGTTGAGCCTGCCGCGAGCGCCTTCGACATCGTGCGCCTCGATCCAGCGTTCGGTCACCGCCGCCAGCTCCCACATCGACATGCGTTTCGCCTCGGCCGGCGAAATGCCCATCAGGACAGCAGTGCCGAGGACGGGACCGAATCGGATTTTGCCGTTGGGGAGATCGTCGACTCGCTCCGATCCGGCTTTGATTTTCCCAACGGTTCATCCTCGACGCCGTGTGTCGCCGCCGCCAGTATCTTGACCGCGAGCACGACCAGCCCGTTCTCGCCACCGAGATCCCATGGTTTCTGCTCGACGTGCTGGCGCACCAGCCTGGCCGCGGCCGCCGGTTCCATGCCGCCGCCGATCAGGCCAAGCCGGATCGTCTCGGTGACGTCCTGCAGATGCCACTGGCCGAGCGACAGCCTCGCCAGCACGACCGCCGGCCCGGCATCACGCTTTTCCTGCAGCTCGATCAGCTCGCCCCAGGCGAGCCGGAACAGCCGTTCCTCGCCGCCGAATTCGGCAGCGAGCTGTGCCGATCGGCTCATGGGCTCGCCGTCCAGGTCGAGGTGATGGCGCCGTCCGAAGTCGCGTTGATCGCCAGGTTGACGCGGCCGCCGGCCTCCACCGTGATCGCCTCCGAGTCGACGTGGAACTTGCCCTCGTAAACCTTGGTGCCGACGCCGTCATATTCGACCGTCACCCGCATCGGCACCGGATCGGTCGACATGAATGCGTCGTTCCAGTCCGGGAGAGACTCGCCGGCTGCCACGCCTTCGCCGGTGATCGTCGCCGACTGGCTGGTGACATCGCGGCCGACCCAGATCGGGTCGTCGGGATTGTCGCAGTCGGGGATATTCACCTCCGACAGGTTCTTGGACAGGGTGATGCCTTTGCTGGTGAAGCCGCACGGCGCGGCATAAACCGGCGGCACGGCATCGTCGCCAATTTCGATCAGCATGTTGCCGAATTTTGCGGTTGATGGTTGCAAGGTAGCCTCCTATTTTGCTAGAATTGCACCATGCTGGTGCGTTGCGTTATTTGCGGGAAAGAGTTCGAGAAACGGCGGCATGGTCCGTCGAAATACTGCAGCGCAGAATGCCGTCGCGCGTTTGAATTGCAGGAACACCATCGCAAGCGCGCCGAGCGCGGCCTGCCAAAGCTCGGTGACCAGATCGCATGCGAACGCTGTGGTAAACCGACCGCGCGACGCAGCCGATCCAAACATTTCTATTGTGAAGCTTGTGCGAGCGAGCGTCGAAAAGAGACGATCAAAGCCTGGGTTAAGCGCAATCCTGAAACCGTGAAGGCGCGGGAAGAGCGGCGTAACAAAAGGCCGACCCGCATCGCGTGGAAGGTTGCCTATGGACGATTGCGAAGCGCAAAACGACAGGCATTGCCTCGCGGCCGATTGGATAATGCAATGATGACACTCATCCGCATGTCGACCAAGCGCGGCACCGGCAAAGCCGTCGAACGTTTTGCAGGCTATGGTGCGGCCGACCTGCGTATGCACATTGGCCGGCAATTTCTGCCAGGTATGACCTGGGACAATATGAAAGACTGGCAGATCGACCACATCGTGCCAAAGTCCGCCTTCACCTACTCCTCGCCTGATGACGCCGAATTTCGCGCATGCTGGGCGCTGACCAACCTGCGGCCGCTTTGGAAGCTGGCGAACGTTCGGAAGTCGGCGAAGCGTACTCATCTGCTCTAGCGCCTCTCTATCGCCGCTTCGAACGAAAGAATGCCGTGACTCGTCAGGCCGTCCGGGTCGCGGGTAATGCGGGAATTGCGGTGCTCGAAATAGGCCATGCCGTTGGTAGCCAGAGGCATCTCGGCCTCGCGGTCGTGGAGTGCTGCCCGCACGGCATCAACCATCTTCTTGACTTCCGGATATCCGACGCCGCGCGACCAGCAATCGATCTGCTGCGCCACCAGCAGGCCG